GTTGGATTTCGACGCACGGGTTAAGAAGTGGACCGAGCAGTACCGTTCTCCACCGTAGAGCGGTCTGTTCCGAGTCGGATACTCGTTAAAAATGTCCCTCCGACCGCTGGTACGCGTTCGTTAAGCTAAAAAATCCATGTATATAATTGATTACTCATTTCATGTTTCATTCTTGTGTTTCGTATTTTCATTCAATGTGCTTTATATATATTCGCACCCTGCGGGGTACCCTATTTAGGGAGGAGTAGCGACCATCCACGATACACCTATATATTTCTATAATACTACATCTATATATGTTCAAATTGTATTTCTAACACTAATATTAATAAAATAACTCTGGTTCCTGGAGCAAGCAAGGAACAAACCGCAACGTTCGCGGAGCAAAAGAACGTATGGCAAGTGGCGCCGGAGAGCGTCATGGATGCCACCCGTAATTATGGGCAAGCTGGAGATGTGTCCCTGGGTGAATTTCTATCACGCCCAGTTCGCATTGACACCATCCTTTGGGACGTAGTGACAGGATCATTCGATCAAAACTATGACCCATGGGGATTGTTCTTAAGTGATTTGCGTGTACGCAAACGCATTGAAGGCTATAAGTTATTGCAGGGAAAATTGCACGTGAGAATTCAAATTAATGGAAATCCTTTTTTATATGGTTTGGGCGTTGCTGCCTATCATCCTTATAACTGGTACGATGACCTTTACGAATCGCCAGCGGATGAAATGGTAAAAGCACGCCTATCTATGTTACCCAAGATTTTCATTGATCCAACCACGAGTACAGGAGGAGATCTCATCCTTCCTTTCTTTAACCCTGATAACTGGATTGATTTAGTCGGGCAAACTGCCGGGAAAATGGGTACACTATACTTGAGATCATACAACGACTTGCAACATGCAAATTCTTCAGTAGGTAAAGCTGAGATAGGTATATATTGTTGGATGTCTGATGTGAGATTAGCGGCACCAACTGCTGCTGAATTTGATGACTATGATTTACAGTCCGGTGATGAATATGGTACTGGCATAGTGTCTAAAACAGCATCTGCAGTTGCTCGAACAGCTGGCTTCTTGTCACACATACCTGAGATAGCTCCATATGCTAGGGCCACAGAAATTGCTGCAGGAGCTGCAGGGAGGATAGCCCATTTGTTCGGTTATTCACGTCCAGCAATAGTAACCAACATCAGCAGGTGCAAGGTAGTAAGCACTGGTGCCTTAGCGAATACTGATGCACATGAAGCTGTGGATAAGCTGACGTTGGATTCTAAACAGGAATTGTCTGTAGATCCTAGAACAGTAGGACTTGGCCCAACTGATGAGATGACAATAGCAGGGATAGCTCAGAGGGAAATGTATGTTGGTACGTTTAATTGGAGTGAAGCGCAATCTGAGGGTACAATCCTTAGAAATATTAACATTGACCCAGTCATGCATGTTATTGACACTACTATTACACCACATGGGTATAAGATCTCTCCTATGACTACAGTAGCTCTTCCTTTCATGTACTGGCGTGGAACCATCAAGGTTAGATTGCAGGTGGTTGCAAGTCAGATGCATCGTGGTCGTCTCAAGTTGGGGTATGATCCATTCAAGCATGACTATTCCACTCCTGCAAGATTCAATGAAATCTACACACAAATCGTTGATCTTGCCGGAAATCGTGATTTTTGCTTTGAGGTAGGGTGGAATTCTCATCGCAATTGGTTACAAGTTGATAATGAAACACTTTATACCACCGAAATGAATCACGCTGCTGGTCCTTTTAACCCAAATTTTAGTAACGGCCAACTCCAGGTTTCCGTATTGAATCCATTGGTTTCCCCGGACCCCACATTGGCAAACAATATATCCATTAACATATATGTCAGTGCAGGAGCTGATTTTGAAGTTGCCAGTCCCACGGACAACCAAATAGATAAAGCAGTTTATTATCCTCAGTCAGGAGAATATGAGGCGCAATCAGAATAGATTATTGCTGAAACTGCGAATGTACCAGAAAGTCCTCCTTCATTACCATCAATAGGAGACTCTGCTGATGATGAATTTACCTCCCAAGTCTATTTTGGTGAATCCATTCGGTCCATTAGGAGTCTTCTTAAAAGGTATTGTTATCACTCTACAGTTAAGACAGTCGGCGCACGATCTTTTTGGACAGAATTCAATTTTCCATATCACGGTGGTTCCCGTATTTCCAATCGACATCAGACTTCCACTGGTGGTTTATACACATATGCTGGTATGACATATTTGAATTGGTTCACACCATGTTATGTTGGTTGGAGAGGAGGTTTGCGATCCAAGTACATAAATACGAGCGCTAATACTCTGATGGCAGTCAAGCGCAATGGTCCTCGATCTGTGTCTGAATTAATTTCAGCTGGACATCCCCATCCTAGTGATGTGCCTAACCATGGGGACACGTTAGGACTTTTCAATACGTGCAGCACTGGAGTAAATGTCACCCTCACAGACACAGGTGGAGCAATGGAAGTGGAGTTTCCTTTCAGTTGTTACAAGCGCTTTGCTCCAGCCAGGGCATCCACACCGGGCCTAGTGGATGAGGAACTTCATTTGGGACATGCAGATACCCACCTCCTCATTGCTATGAGAGTAACAGACGGGTTCACCGTGCTACGTTTTGCTGCAGCAGGAGATGACTTTTCTTTGTTCTTCTGGGTTGGGCAACCAATGTTGACCTTTGGTCAGCGGCCCCCTGCATCTTCCATCTTATTACCAATACAATGATGACCTACACATCTGAACAAAGTAGGAAAACAGTCCTGGGCACCCCAGGAAGGGCATTTATGTCCTCTGACGCTATGTCGAAATATTAACCCGTACAGGTTTATGTTTGAGTATCGCGTTGGCGATATCAAACAGTTTTTTACTGTATAGGGTGCAATTTCTAAACAAGCGATTCAGCATATTTTGTACGTCCGCCCCTGATAGGTTAACCATACCTCGGACAGGGTGCGTGTAGTGCTGGGTGTTTCCGCAAAA